TAGAAACAATATGGCAAAAAACATTGAAGCGGCTATTGCCAAAGGTGTTGATCCAATTTCTGTTAAGTGTGCATATGAAACAAACATGAATGCAATCTGTATAACTTACGCAGCCACGGTTAGAAAATGAGTGAAGTAGATAAAATTTTTAGAGAATTGAAACTCGCCGCATCACAAATCGGCGAAGGTGCACCCAGGAAATATCGTATTTCTAAATCAAAAGGAAAACGGAGAAAACGTGCATTGAAATCATGGACTTATGACGCAATGGATATGAATATGAATGAAATGAAAACAGGTATAAACGATAAATTTTTTGTTGGCGCATCTGATTACAGCGATTGGCTGTACATGCAAATGATTGATGCTCGGTCAGAAAAGAAAATATCAACACACAATTCTGAATTGAAGTTGCATGGCAATCGTCAAAAGTGGAAAGAATTTATTGAAGAAGAATTTGAGGGTGACCACATTCTTCAATTCACAAGTTCTAGTGGTCTTATCATCACCGAAGGATTGAATTTCATTCGCTATGATGTGAATTCTAATTCAATTACCACACAGACTTATGGTGATAAAATCTTCATTGAAAATGTTGAAGACATGTTTCTAAGACATTTTGAAGAAGTTACCTCATACATTGAATGGGTGTATGGTGCAAATGGTGATAGCGTTAATGTTCCTTTGAATGCGGATCGTTTGCCTGTTGATGAAATGTATCCGTTCCTCAAAGAACCATTGACTGAGTACTATGACCGTTACCTGGAATCTAATGCAAACATTCTCTTGTTGATTGGACCACCAGGAACTGGCAAGACAACTTTCATCCGTGGTCTTCTTGCACACAGTAACTCCTCAGCGATTGTGACATATGATGCCGCAATTCTGGAGAAAGATTATCTGTTCGCACGATTCATTGAAGATGAAACTGGTGTGATGGTGCTTGAAGATTCTGATAACTTCCTGAAAGCACGGAGTGATGGTAACACCATGATGCATCGTTTCCTAAACGTTGGTGATGGTCTTGTTACTACAAAAGGTAAGAAGTTGATTTTCTCAACTAACTTGCCAAGTATCCGCGACATTGATCCTGCGTTGATTCGCCCCGGTCGTTGTTTTGACATTGTTTCTTTTGATTCATTGAAACAAAAAGAAGCCGAAGCATTGGCTAAGAAAATCGGTGTCAAACTTGATGGTAAGCGTGATAGCTGGACTATCGCAGAAGTGTTCAACAAACAGATTGAACAAAGTACCAACAAAACAGTTGGTAGCAAAATGGGTTTCGTTTAAGGAGTATATTATGGCTGTAAAACAATTTAGTATTAATCAAATCTCTAGTGAGGCTGACCGCAAGAAATTGCTTGATGCCATGAAAGAGTGTTCCAATTCTATGATTCGCATGGAAGGCGAAAAAGACTTTATCAAGGAAGCAATCAAAGAAATTTGTGATGACTTGAAGTTGCCTAAGAATATTGTGAATCGTTTAGTTAAAGTTTATCACAAACAAAACTATGATGAAGAAGTTGCTGTGCATGAACAATTTGAACAATTGTATGAAACGATTGTAAAATAATGCCAACAAAAGATGAAATGTTTAAGTTCCAGGAAGAGATTGAAAAACTCGTAGCTGGAACCGACTACAACTATATGGAAGCAATCATTGAGTATTGTAATATGACTGGTATGGAAATTGAATTAGCATCCAGTCTGGTAAACAAAGACTTGAAATCAAAAGTGGAAATTGATGCACAAGAACTCAATATGTTACCGAAAACACGTAGACTTCCTATTTGATTTGTGATATAATTATAGCATGACTGGTTATGAAGCATTCACTCTCTATCACGTACTAAAATTGCATTTCACCTCTGGGTATGACTATTTCAAGTACAATGGTAAAACAAATATCACCATAGAGACATTTGAGAAAAGAAAAGACAAGTACCATTTCTACAAGTTATCCCGCAAGTTTAACAATCGTAAAAATGACTACATTGATTTTGTTATCTCAAATTTTCTACACAATGATAATTGTTGGGCAGGCACTTTGCTTGAAGATGGATCCGATGAAGTCAACATACGGCGTTTAGCTATCATTCAAGCATTGAGTTACAACTTCCAAAATGATTGTTCGGTGATTGGTGAGAGTGGTAGCATAAACGATTTATTAAAAACTGACGGTGAGTATCCAGAGTTATTGACGATGGCTTTGCAAAAAGTTATTCAGACTGAAACTTTGTGCATACTCAATTCAATGATGAATTTTCTTCCTATGTGGCAAAGAAAAATCTCAGATGACATTCGCTGGCCATTACTACATCAAAAGTGGACAAAGTATTCTCCGTTTTTGAGTTTTGATAAAGCAAAGTTTCGTGAAATAGCATTGAAAGAATTGAAATGATTGAAAAGATTTATTTGGATATGGATGGTGTTCTCTGTAACTTTGAACGCCGGTACTTTCAGTTATACAATGAACTCCCAGGTTCAATGCGTGACAGGAAAGATTTTAATTTACATTGGGACCACTTCATTGAGAACAAGCAATTTGAAACATTGGAATGGTATCCTGGTGGAAAACAATTGGTAGATTTTTGCTTCAAAACAAAACTACCGATTGAGTTGTTGACTTCATCTGGTGGACAAAAACACCATAAAGAAGTTGAACGACAAAAAATTGTTTGGTTAGCAAACAATGGTCTTGGCAAACTAAAGGCGAACGTTGTTCCCGGTCGTAAGCACAAGGCTGAGTATGCTACACCAAACACTATTCTTATTGATGATACACAAGATATTATTCAGTCGTTTAATGCGGCAGGTGGTATTGGTATTCTTCACAAAGAAATTGGTAATACTTTAATGATGTTAGAAGACCGCATTGAAAGTGTGCTAAATACATGATACAATGAATCATGTGGATAATTTTATACAACGCATACAATTTATACAAAGGAAAATAATATGTCTTTCGCTAATCTAAAACGCAACCGCGACAGCCTTGATAAACTCACTAAGGCTATTGAGACCACCACACAAACTGCTGAGGCTGGCTCAAAAGATGACACCCGATTCTGGGCTCCAACTGTAGATAAATCTGGTAACGGCATGGCTGTTATTCGTTTTCTACCAGCACCTTCTATTGATGGTGATGATGGACTTCCATGGGTACGCCGTTTTGACCACGGCTTTCAAGGACCAGGCGGTTGGTTCATTGATAACTGTTTGACTACAGTTGGTGATAAGTGTCCCGTTTGTGAACATAACTCTACATTGTGGAATTCTGGTGTTGAAGCAAACAAAGAAATCGTTCGTAAACAAAAGCGCCGCTTGAGTTACATTGCGAATATCTATGTTATCTCTGACCCAAGCAATCCCGAAAATGAAGGTACTGTTCGCTTATATAAATTCGGAAAGAAAATCTTTGATAAGATTTCCGAAGTGATGAATCCTGAGTTTCCCGATGAAACACCTTTGAACCCATTTGACCTATGGGAAGGTGCTAACTTCAAATTGAAGATTCGTAATGTTGAGGGATATCGCAACTACGACAAATCAGAATTTGCTGATAAGTCTGCATTGCTTGATGGTGATGATGATAAATTGGAAGCAATTTATACCAAAGAACATTCTTTGAAAGATTTTACGGACAAGAAACATTTCAAACCATATGAACAACTTAAGGCTCGCCTTGACAAAGTTCTTGGTTTTGAAGGTGACGCTGTTCCTAATATTCGTGCAGAAGATGTTGAATTGCCAGCAACAGTTACAAGAGCGAAGGCTCCTGTGTCTACTACTGTAGATGATGACTTGGATTACTTCAAGTCGTTAGCTGAACAATAAACTAAACTTCCTCAGAACTTAGTTTGCCCCGCCTAGTGCGGGGTTTTTTACATTGCACCGTATGATTGACGCAAGAATAATTCCATTGCATCGGTGTTCAATGCAGATGCAACTTGTTGTTGAGGTTGTGCAGACGGTCCATTAGTAACTGTTGTTGGTGCGCTGACTACAATGGCTGGTTGTTGTGCAGATGCTTGTCTATTCAATCTTGCCGTTTCGGCAGTAGTTTCATTCAAAGTTTCTCCAACTTTATTAGAATAAGCCATTAAGGATCCTCTCACATCTTTTCCTGATCCAACACTTGCTTTATTGCCTGGACCAGCATAGTAAGATTGACCAGCTTTCATCATTTGGCCAGTTTTTTTGTTCATTGCATCTGTAGCTAAAGGAATTCCTGCCCAAACTTTGGCTAATGCATTTTGCGCTTCATCATACTTTCCTTCGGATGACAGTTTTAATGCGCCGGTTTGTCTAATCAATTCCATTCCTAATCTATCTTGAACTTCAGGACTAAATTTTTCATCTTTAGTGGCAATTCCAGCATCTATTAAACCTTTTAGAGTATCGGGAATTATTTGATATCTTCCTGCCGCAAATATTAAACCCTCCGATTGTCTTTTTTGAGCGTTATCTGAAGGTTTGGCGGCTCTTGACATAATTTCGCCAATAGTCATATCAGTTAATTTTTTGTTTAT